CACGGATTACCCCTAGCCCCCGCTTAGGACTTTGGTGATACATGACGAAAAAGAAAAGCATTGCAGCGGTATTGGTGTCAGGATTCATCCCTGCAGAAACAGCAGCGTTTTTGTATGCCTCAAGGTCTGCAATTGCCTGCGTATTCTGAATTTCCTTGTTGTTGTTGAGCACCGCGCGCAACGGTTCACCCTCGGCGCGCGTGAGGTAACGATTAGTCCACCATGTATCGCCCGCAGGGTGAGTATCCAAGTCTCCTGTTAGAGATGCGGGGATACTCACCCAACTTGCGGCATTGTCGGTGCGGATACGTCCGAGCAGTCCCGCAGCGCGTGTTCCGTACCACTGCATAAACCCCACGGTAATAGGATCATTGTAGTTCACTGACGTATAAGCCAAGTTGCTTTCAACGGTACCAATGGCTTTGATAGCTAGTTTTTGCGCCTCGGCATCATACATGTGTTACGCAACCCTAATATTCTGTCCTGATGCAACAACCGTAAATGCTCCTGCGACAGCAGAACCGCTCATTGCAACTGTCTGGTAACGGTCATTTGCAAAGTTGTTAATGCTGACAAATGTTGGCATTGCAACACCTGACCGGTAAACAACCTTTGATGTGTCCTGACACGGCACACTAACGTTGTTGAGTCTAATGATCGCCTCGGCAGTCACAAGACCTGAGATAGTGACCACATCACCGCTAATACCATTGGAAAGGTTTGTCAGCTGAATATTACTGAAGTTGTGAACCGCTTTTAACTGCTCAGCCATTGCAAGAGCAATAACGTTAGTGAAAACGGAAGTGGAACCACCGTTGATTGACCCCTTGATTCCGTCAATAGTCAGTCCTAGCGCATACTTACCGCCTACCTGGCGAGTGCCAGACCACTGCACAACCTTAGCGGGCACCGCCTGTTTGTACTGCAGCTCGATATCTCGAATTGTTCCGCCACCAACCTGGAAATCAATATCAGGCATAGCTCGCATGCCGGTACCGAGATAAGTAGAGTCACGGTACAGTTTCACACCGGTAATCACACCGAATTCGCACTGTGATTTAATAGAACGTCCACCGCAGTTACGGATCATTCCGCCGGTAATGTTGAAGTGTGTTTCAAACAGTAGAACTGATCCTGAGTCTTCCTCGGTAAAGACCCTGATACCATCCTGATCCATTTGGTAAGTAACGTCCTCGGAATACACACCATCAATGTACGGTGCGATAATGTTTACCTCACGCGGAGCCAAACCAACACCTGCAGATGAAACAGTGATACCGGAAACACCCTGAGAGCCGGACACACCTGCATTAGCAGCCATAGTGATCGAGCGGATATCGGCACGCTCAATGTTGACGGTAGTAAATGCGCCTCTAACATGGATACCATCGCCACCAATAATGGTGGCATTGGCACGGAACATGTTTTTAGCCTTGAGCCCTACACCGTTGAAATCAGCAAACGCACCGTTATTGTAGAAGTAGTACCCGGTAAATGCCTTACGGTTACCATTAACGGTGAGTGGGCCAACAATGCTAACGCTAAACCCTTGAGCATTGACGTAGACAGCCTCCTTAATGGAAACAGGAGAGTCCACAATAATTGATGCACCACTGCTGCGCCAAACCATCGACGCTGTCAGGTTAGCGATAACCCCTGCAGTAATTCGGTAAATCTTTTTGACACCGCCCCAATAAAGTGGCACACCTGCGTTGACGGCTGCATTGAGCGCTGCAGTGTCGTCTGCGACACCGTCGCCTATTGCACCGAACCGCGAGACGTTCGTCTCATGCTCATCAGAGTTTGCAAACTTTTTCGCGTATTCTTTCGAGGCGTAATCAAGCTCAACCGTTACATTAGAAATGTAATCAGTTTCGAGAGTGTTGGCCAGGTCCGTAAGATTGGCTTTACTGGCATACCCTTCCGCAACTGCGCTCGCACTAATGAAAGGGTGCGCGTTAATCAGTGCCTCAATGGCAGCATTGGAGGCGGAAGCGCTGTCGGTAATCCGCTCACCCATTGTTGCATCGGTCAGCTCAACAACAAACGTGTCAAACAGTGCTTGCAGCTCTGCAACGGTCGCTGCAGCCGATCCTGAAATTGCTTCAAGAGCTGCAGAATAGTTGAGAATAAGCGTTGCAGCATTATCATTGAGTTGTGGCACAACGTCTTCATTGAGCCAAGACCTAAATGCCTCAAGTACCTCAAGGTACGTGTAACCGTCCCGATAGGTAAACGGGGTGATATTGGAAAGAGAATAGACAGGAAAGGAGATTGGCATAATCGGTGAGACTGTCATTTCTTAAAATCCTCCACGTGTGAAATATGGATAAAAACCTGACCCTTGCGAAAACTGATCACCATTGTCCCACAACAGCATAAACAAGGTGGAAAGCTCACCGATCACCGCCAGGTCAAGATTAACAAACGTTTCCCTATATTGTAGCAGCATTTGCGACATTGACCCGCTAAAGCCCGATGCGTCGGTTTGGGACGTATTGGTCTGCGCATTGGTGTTAGCGGAATTGTCTACCGTATCCGCGCTACCCGTTGCGGTGCTGTTTGACGTAGAGCTAGCCCCCGTATCCGCGTACTGCTCGGTTTCGGTGATAGCAGTTTGCGGATAGTTGGAATTCAGAGCCGTCGACGCCGAGTCAGACCCAGACGTGTTGGTAGCTGTTCCCGTATTGGTTGAGGTTCCCTCACCGGTCCCTGACCCCGTTGCGTGGCTTGTAGACCGGAACGTGAGCAGTGGGTCAATCTCCAAGAGCTGAGATTTGTACATCTGATTGTAGAATGGCATGATCTCATTCATTTTACGCTTCATAGCGAAAATGAACATATCGACAGTTTCCTGCCCGATTTCCTGATTGAAATAGTGATCGGTGATCTTTTTGTTAAGCCCTGCGCGGTACGCCTCGTCAAAGATCGGATAATCATTGAGACCAATATCAGTGGTCGATGTGAGGATGCTCTTTAGCGCAATGGTAAACGTAGCCATTAGACACCGCTTCCGGTAAGGTCAGCCCCGACAGGTTCCAACACAAGCCCTGCAGCCCCGCGCGCATTTTGCTGAGACTGCGGATTCCAACCGACGTTAACCGAGAGATTGAATATGCGGTTAATCTGCTCTGCAGCCAACATGCGTGCATTGAGCGCAACACCGCGCGCACTCGTCACCTGATCGTCGTTTGCGCCAACTTCCGCCGACACAAGACGTTCCTTTTTATCTTGATTGGAGTTGTTGATACCGAGCAGCGTCATGCACTCGTTCCACATCTTAGCTTTCGCAAGCATGAGATTGAGCACTACATCTTTGTCAATACCGATGTTGAACGACTGGATTTTTTCCATAGACAACCCTGGCGCACCGAACAAGATTGGCTGGCCTTCCGCCTGTTGGCGCATCAGGTTGACGTAAGACAGCCGCTCATTCTCGTCAACGAACAACACGTGTGAGTGACGAGAACCAAGCAAGTTGATTTCGATAGTGCGATCAATGTTTGCGAGCTTGTTCGCATACAAGAGCACAATGTCGTTGTCAGGGTATCGCAGGAAGTTTCCCCAAATCGGTACACATTCCTTAGCGGTCAGCGTCTTACTCACCATCGAGTTACCGATAACCATGAATTGTGTTGGGTTGTCATACATGTTGAGTTTGCCAACACCTGCGGCGCGCAGAGCCATGTAACGGTCTACGTCTTTGTCAAAGTAGAACACACAAAGAGCCTGACGAAATAGAGTCAGCTCTAGGAACCGCTCATCAATGGTATCTGGCATACCAACCCATTTGAAACGGTTAACGCTCAACTCGGTCAGTACGCGGTGATACATGGTCTCGGTCAGAGTCCCGCGCGTCTTGTTGGAGTTCGGATAGAAATCCCCGTAAACGGTAGACGCATCACTAGGACGCTTACGACGGCTCACAATGTCACCCCCGGAAGGGCGGGGTTGTTGGCAATGTCGATCATGCCTATGTCATTGGGTGTAGCCCACACGGTAACCCCTTTTTCGAAAATACCCCTGATCGTCTGTCGGTACATCTCAGGACAGGAGCTTGAACGGATATACGTTTCGCGCAGTTTCCAATAAGTGAACTTTTCCATAACCATCAAAGACTCTGGCATGACAGCGAAACGGTTAATCTGATACCCGTACCGGAACCAATACTCACCGATCGCAGCCATTGCAGCCGCCTGAATTACCTTGATCTTAGCATGCAAAGCCCACCGATAAACGGACAGGTTAAACGCATCCCCGCCCATCTGACCGCTAGTTGTCGGCTGAATCAGCTTGGCATCCTGAACCTTGGCATTGATCCCCGCGATAGTGTTTTGGTAGTCGCCCTGCGCTGCGTAGTCAGCAAACCCCTTGTTCGTATCACGCATGTAGCCTTGGTTACCCGTTGTCGCGGCTGTCTGCGCGATAGCCAAGCCCTGCGAAATACCAAGCTGCTGATTCCGCTGATTCATATCAATAGCCATGTTGATACCGGACGTAGCAGCCCCCGCTGCGCCTGCAGCAACACCTGCAGGTCCACCTGCAACACCACCAATGACGCCTGCAGCCCCACTGACGAACGTCTTACCCATGGCAGTCTGATTGGCAAGCTGATTGGATGCGCTACCCGCACCCATCTGCAGTTGGTTGATATCGCGTGCGGTAGAAATGCTCGCGCTTGACTGATCGTATCCAAGTGTGTTGGAGGTAAGCGCGCGCTGCTGAGACCAATCAGCCGACGTATGCTGATAGGCAATGGAGTTGGAGTTAGCAGCCATGTAAGACATATAACCATTGTTGACAAGGGAGAACGTAGGAAAGTTGAAGATACCCGTTGTCATATCAAGGAACTCTGCACCATCATCGACAACAAGCCCCGATGAATCGTAGCTGTCGGTCACACCGCCCGCATTGTAGTGATAGGGGTAAAAGGCTACGCGCGGCGCGGGCGGTGCGATGTGCGTAAGCTGCACCATGGAAATGTGATCCCCGCCGATGCTCTCAGGCTTGAGCATGAGCGGATTACCAGAATACGTGGTTACTTCCACGACGCGATACGGGTATGTCATAAACTTTTTGAGACGCGCGTACCGTCCGGTAACCCCGTAAGCCTCTCGCCAGTTGTCGAACAGTGCGATTGTGCGAGTGGGAATCTTGCTACCTGTCAACCGCTGCACATTTATCAACCCAAGTGCGTTGACGGTGGAGTGCGAGTAAGCGGGCAGAGTCGTTGTCAGGTTGGGTACCGCCATAATGGAAATGATGCCTTGAGAAACCCAAGGCATATCAGCGATGATATCCATAAACGTTAAGAAGTTGTCAACGGTAGGGAACCAATACAACTCGCAGCCGTTGGGCAATCCCTCAAAATCGCTACCGCGCGCCGTTTTGATAACAGGCTTGTCTACTGTTCCGCCTGATCCCTCAAACGAAATGGTTGTTGCCACGATGATATCGAACGAGTTGTTTGTACTATGGTCACCCATAATATGCGTTGCGGTACCCTCAATCGAGTATTCCCCACCAACGTCAAGCCCCTCGGGGATAGTCAGGAACTCTCTGCCGTTGTCCCGCATCTGATTGACGTTCGCAATACCGATGTGTCCACGTTCGATATAGCAGTTACCAAACGTCACGTTGCGGTTAAACGTCTGCCAAACGTCAAGCTGAATGTGCAAAATTGTGGTGTTCGGTGCGGAATACTCAACATCTTGGATGAAGTAATAGAACGTCCTAGACGTATCGTTCGGTGCAGAATTGGACACACGCAGATAGTTGTACTTATAACAGGAGTTGAACGGGAGGTTGATCTTGACAGGCATCCCTGGCTTTGCGTAGATCATGCGCTCAATGGTGAGTTGCGGTCCCGCATTGTTCAACAGGTAGTCATCAAGCTCTGCCTCGGTAGTGAACTTGACAACGTCCCTGTAATCGCTTGTCCACGGTACGTTGCACAACGACACCGTTGTGCCAGGTTCCCACGTGGCGAGAGTGTGATTCATTAGTACCCCTTATTGATGTGATGAATGAGGCGGCCGGCTCGATGATAAGTATTACCTTTGATCGAGCCGGCCGCCTCTTATGTCATACCTTTGATCAGGTGATTGGGGCTGTCCACGCTGCGCCCCACGTTTCGGGGCCGATCGCACCGTCAACCTGCAAACCCTTTTCCTTCTGAAACAGGATAGCAACCTCGCGCGTGTTCGGGCCATACAACCCATCGACGCTGATTCCCCAACCGCGCGACTTCATCTGAGTCTGCCAAGCTCGCAGAGAGTCGCGGTAGGAGTACCAACCGCTGACTGATTCACGTGGCCCCGACTTGGGACCGAAATACCATCCTGCAGGCAGTGGGAACGGAAGTGCGCGCTGACCTGTCGCGGTGACCACTGCAGGCGGTACCACGTGCGCTACGGGGACTGCGAGCACTGACCCGTTGGCGGTGTCTCTGATGCCCTGCAGTGCGCCGTACAGGTACGGGCCAGGGCATGCCGTTGCAGCGAACTCGCGGTGTCCCCGATAGTTCGATGTGGTGATCGGCCCGAAACCGTGACGCGCGCCAATGTCTGCAACCAACCGCGCGATAGACGCAATAGCAGCGTCCGAGACTCGCCACTCAGGAGCAGCGGTAGAGTTTTGGCACTCAATGGTGATCGAAGGATTATCAGCCGATGGTCCCCCACTCGTCCACGGTCGATATTCCTCGGGGACCTGACCGAGAATGTCCCCGTTATCCAACACTAGGTAAGTGACAGACTTTTTAGTATTCGGATTTGCGAGGGCTGCTCTGCCAGAGTTATTGACACTAGCCCAATGGTGTTGAATGATGCGCGTTACCTTACCGGGACGCTTATTGAACTTATTACTACTAGGGATAGTTCCACAAATTAAAGCTGAGAAAGTCACGTTAAACCCCCATTAAGTTAAATGACAAAGCGGGCCAGATGTTGAACACCTGGCCCGCTTTGTTTGCAGGTCGCCACCGACCTATTTTAGAATACCACTACCTACACGTCAGTAGAGGTAAAGGTGTAGGCGACAGCCGGGCCAGTACCCGCATCGACGGACACCGTTGCGACCCTCCCCGAAACAGTGAGCGTGGTCGAAATGGGACCATCCTCGGTGAGCGTCACGTCTGCCCGCTTGAACGCTGCAGTCTCAACGAACGTGTAGGCAGTCGCCCCATCGACAACGTCGATGTGGTTACCGAGAATGTCTACCGCAACGAGCTTACCTGCGGTAGCAGCCACCGAGCCAACGGGCCAGACAGGGAGCACCGGGCCAACAACACCGAGCGTTGCGGTGACGGTGAGACCATCCTTGCGCAGGTTCTCAGGGTCAAGCCACGTAGACGTGGCAGTAACCGTCAGAGACGAGTTAGCCTCGTCCGCACCGACCTGCAGTACCCCTGTCTGCGTGACAGCGGTGCGCGTGGACGCATTGCCACTCACCGACCAACGCACGGCAGTATCACCGTCCGCAGGAGTGGTAACAGCAGTTGCAGCCATGGAGTAGATGAAGCCCCGCTGCACATCGGTCACGGTAGCCCCTTCCGTATCAGAGACGACAATGGCACTCATTGACGTGACCGG